ATAGCTCAGGCCGGGCGAGGCGAAGCGGGCGAGCGAAACCGCCTCTTCGGTCGCCGACAGCGGCCGGGTGTTGAGGAACTTCTCGACCTGAGCATCTGCACGGAACAGGCGCCATGCGGCGGTGTCCATGACCACATTGCGGATCGTCGCGCCGGAGTTCTGCAGGACCGTGAGGGTCCAGTCCTCGATGTTCTCCAGCGGCTTGACGCCCGACTCGCCCCAGCGCGCGGACAGGGTGAGGGTGACCGTGTGGTTCGCGTTGCGCCCGAAGTCCACCTCGACCGACGGATAGCCATCGCCGGCGATCACGCACTTGCCGGTGCGCAGGACTTCGGAGGCCATGACCTCCTTGCGGCGCATCAGCATGTCCACCTGGTCAGCCAGGGCGATGGCCAGATTCGCCTGATGGCGGTTGATCGGCGCTTCGCTGCCGCCGATGGTTTCGCCCATGCGGCGCTTCAGGGCCTTGTTCGGATCGAGGACGCGCTTGTCCTTGATGTAGGCCGGGCGGAACAGCTTGGTGACATAGCCCTCATCAGAAACGAGGCGGCCTTCCTTCAGAGGCGAGACGAACGGCGAGATGCGGCGCTTCTTGTTCTCGACATCGAAGTAGATCGTCTCATCGTCCGAGGTTTCGATCTCGGGGAAGAAGGCGGACAGCAGCGCGGTCTGCGGGCGCTTGAGGCTGGCAACCACGCGCTGCAGGGTGGCAGTGGTGTAGATATCCATGGTGCGGGCTCCTTAGCGCGCGACGCCGTTGGTGAGGAAGATGCCAAGGCCGCGCAGGCCCTCGCGGATGCTGGCGACCGTGTGGCTCGCGCCGAGGGTCAGGGCGTTCTCGTTGAAGTCGCCGGACTCATAGACGATCGCCTCGGCGGTGGCGCCGGTGGTGGTGATCGACTCGGCCGCGATGAAGCGCGGGGTCTGGCTGCCATCGCTCGCAGCGGACAGCGAGATGATGACGTTGCCGCCGCTGGTGATCTGGCCCAGGACGTGGCCGCGGACGATGGTCTGGCTCGTGCCGATCGTGACCTTTCGCGCACGGACGGGCATGTCGCCGGCGATCAGGTGGTCAGGGTTGTAGGTGCCCTCGGTGGCGAGGGTGGCGCGGGTCTGATACTCGCTCATGAGGTCTTACTCCTTGGCCAGGCCGAGTGCGACGGCGGTGGCGATCAGTGAATCGGCGGGGGTGCCGTCGGTGTTGCCGCCGTGCGCGGCGGGTTTCGGGGAATCGGAGCGGATGCCGCGCATGGTCACGCCGCGGTCTTTCTGCGCCTTGAGCATCGCCAGGGCGAAGTCGCCCGGCTGCGCGCCATCGGCGACCGCCTGCTGCATCTCGGCCTCGAAGCCCTCTTCCTGCATACCCAGCAGCGCGGTGAGGCGCGAGCGCTCGGCGGCAGTGGCTTCAGCCTTGGCGGCTGCGATCTGCTCGGCGGTGGCATCGATGCGCTCGACGTTGGCGGCAGCCGCAGGCTGCTCGATCTCGATCTGGTCGGCGGTGTAGCCGGCCTCCAGCGCGAGGCGAAGGTCAGCGGTGTTTGAAACCGTGACCGTGGACTTGTCGCCCATGGTGGTGTTCCTCTTCGTAGGGCTTGCGGTGCCGGCAAGCTCGGCGATCACGGTTTCGAGTGATCCAAGACGGTCGGCCATGCGTGCAGCAACAGCGGAGGCGCCGACCAGCACTCCCCCGCCGCCAAAGTCGGAAATCACGGCGTCAGCGGTAACGCCGCGGTTGCGCGCCACGGTGCCGACGAACACGTCAGCCATGGCGTCCACGATCGCCTGCACCTGCGCGCGGCCGGCTTCGGTGGCCGGGTCCGTTCGCTTGTTCGGGCTCTGGCTGCTGACGATCTCCAGGCGCTTGGCGCCAGACCGCTCGTCGCGCTCGCGCGTGTCCGTGTAGGACATGACGACGCCGATCGAGCCGACGATGGCTGTCGGGTCCATGACGATCTCGCCAGCAGCCGATGCGAGCCAGTACGCCGCGCTCGCGCCGGCGCCTTCGACGTAGGCCACGATGGGCTTCGTGCCGCGCGCCTGATAGATCGCCTCGGCGAGCTCGTTGATTCCAGTCGCCTCGCCGCCCGGGCTGTTGATCTCCAGCACGATGCCGCGGACGTAGGGGTTCTCGACAGCGGTATGGAAGTCGCGCGCGATGATGCCGGTTGCGGTAGCGCCGCTCACTTCGGTGAGCAGGTTGGCGTAGCGGAACACCGGGCCAGTGATCGGGATCACGGCCACGCCGTCGCGCATCTGCACGGTGCGGGTGTTGTCGAGCGGTCGCCCCAGGCGCATTGACACCGCCTCGGGGTCGCCCATGCGCTCGGCAACATGCAGGATCGTTTCGAGCGACTCCTGCTGAATCAGCCACGGCCGGCCGGCCGCAACGTCGAACGCTCGGATGCTCATTCGGTTTCCTCTGTCGGGGGCGCGTCTCGGCGTACCACTTCCTGCACGCGGCTCTGCTCGATCCAGGTTCCATCTGCCTTGCGGCGCGCGATCTCTTCGCGGCGCTGCTCGTAGACGTCCTCCCAGTCCTCGCCGGTCATCTGCGCCGTCTCGATCGCCTCATTGCTGACGCCGATCTCAATCCGGGTCTTGGCGGCGCTGGCTTCCTTCTCTTCGTCCATCGAGCCTCGGCTCGGGCCGATCCACAGCGCGCGCGAGTAGGCGATGCGGCGCATGGGGTCGCCGTAGCCAGGCAGCGCCATACGGCCGGAGGCGACTTCAAGGTCGAGCCACAGCTCATAGATGGGCTGGCAGAACTGCTGCGCCAGGAACCACCGGCGCATGGTGTAGAAGCGCCACGCCTGCAGCATCGCCGCGCGCGCCGCGCTGTAGCTGCTCTGGTAGTGCAGCAGCAGCTCGTCAACTGGCAGCTCAAGCGCCGCGCCGATCTGCTTCGTGATCGCCATGAAGAACGGATCGAACTGCGCATTCGGCCGCGACGGGTTGGCCATGTTGACCTTCTCGTTCGGACCGAGGTCAACCACCGCGCCCTCGCCGACCTTGAAGCTCGATCCTCCGTCAAGGAACGGAATCGGCTGGCCGTTCTCGTCCAGCTGCTCGCCTTCCTTCTCAATGAAGAAGGTGAGCATGGCGGACAGCACAGCGGCCATCAGTTCAGCGCCGCCATAGCGGCTGATCTGAACCAAGGGCTCAAGGATCGGTGCCAAGTACGGAGCGCCGCGGACCTGCCCGGGGCGCTCCTTGTCGTTCCAGACGTGCAGCACTCGGCGGCGGCCTGTCTCTTCGCCGAAGAAAGGGTAGAAGTCCCAGCGCGCGATGCGCGACGTTGTGCGGACTTCGCCCGGGTGCTGGCTGCGAATGTGGCAGCCGAACGGCACGCCGTCCTGCATCGCGATGCCGTCCATCAGCGTATCGGTATCAGCCCCGTCCAGCGGGTTGCTGATTCGATCGGCCTCGACCAGCTGCACCTTGAGCGCGCTGGTATTGCCTGGGCGGTCCTGCATGGGCGTGATCGCGAAGACGTCGCCCGATGCCATGGCCGACAGCAGGGCAAGCCCTTGCAGCCCGTAGAAGTCGCTTGTGGCCTCCCAGTCGCAGGCCTGCGGTGACTCGGCCCAAGCGCGGAAGCGCTGACGCAGAGTCCGGTTCATGACCTTGGCCGCTTCCGGCGAAATGCCAAGGGTGTCCGCGTCGATAGCGGGCCGGCACATCAGCCCAATGCCGACGATGTTGGTGCGGCAGCGAGTCAGCGCCGCGCGCGCGATCGGGTGATTCCGAAATGCGTCGCGCGAGCGAGCGCGCAACGTCATCTGCTCCCACACCGGCAGGTCGCTCGCAGCGCTGCCCAGCAGCGGCGTATAGGCCTGCATCGATCGCAGCACATGCGATGCGCCGCGGTAAGCAGACTCTGGTCGCTCTGGCGGGCTCAGACTGGCAGCCGGCGCCAGGAACTCGCCCCAGCTCGCCGGCATTGATTCAGACAGGCGCATCAGTGCGGCACCGCGTAGCTGATGCGCGCACGCCCGCGGCCGGCCCGGGAGTTGGCCTGCGCGGCGACCTTGCCGGTGTACTCGCGCTCCAAAGCGCGCAGCTCGCCAAGATCAGCCAGCGTAATCCACCGACCCTCATAGCGGACGGACTGCCCGCCCTCAATCACAGCGTCGATCGCCGCCTGCACAGCTGCAAGGCGCGTGCGGTAGTCGGTCACAGCTGAACTCCTGATGTTCGATTGCCACGGCGCAGGACGCGCACAGGCGGCGGCTCTTCTTCGTCGTCCCTTCGGACGTCGGGGTTTTCGTCCCACTCCCGCGCCCAGGGCGGAGGGTTGGCCCAGTTGATCTTGTCGGCCTGCAGCGCGATCCACGCGGCCTCGCCGTAGACGCACAGGTCGAGCTCTTCGTTGTGCCGCTTGCTGGCGTTGACCCAGCCCTTGGCGGTGCGCGTCTCGGCGGTCAG